AGTTAAGATTGGTGCTAATGCTGCTAATGCTCAGGCATTTACAGGTAATATGGAGAACCTAATGATTAAGTTAGGTACTACTGCTGTTGATTATACTAGCGACTTTACTCCTAGTGGAACTTATGATGATACAGATATAAATCTTAAGTTTGGATTTAATGGTGAAACACCTATTCCTATTATTAAGGGTGAAATTTATGCTACATTCCAACAAACTATAACTTCTACTGCTACTGCTGAGGGTGTAGAACTATGGCGTGATGAGATTATGACTGAGGGAGTTGATCTTTCTCGTGATGATTATGTTGATTGTGCCGATATTATTGACAAGAACAAGTACTGGATTGCTGAAGAAGCAGTTGGTAGAATGAAGGCTATGTATCCTGACTTTGTGATACCTGGTGATACTGGTACTTCAGATCAAGGTACACAAACTTGCTTAAGAGATACTTATGAATACATTATACCTGCTATCGTTAATGATCTAAGGTATGGTGGTAACTTTAATAGTATCGTTGCTGCAAGAGGATATCTTGCTAACCAAGAAGGACAATTAGCACACGTTAACGGAGAATTGCTTCAATCCATCTATGCTTGGAGAGAAGTTGGTAAACTTTGCAATACTGTTATTACTGCTAATGCTGATGACTTAACTGGTGAGCATACAACACGTATTCGTATTCCTAACTACTTCTCATCTCCTGCGGCTGCTGGTATACAGAGCTTTATTACTGATCTGGTAGATAGTCTATTATTAGTTCTTGGTCCTACAGGTAACAGATTTAGAGATGGTGCTGATTTACTATACTTCAACCGTAAATGTATCGCTGATGAAGTTGCTTTCTGGTTAGAAGAACAGTATAACGTAACTATTAACTTCGTTCAAGAAGATAAGTTTGACATTCCTGGTGGTACTCCAGGTCGTGAGAAGTGTGTTCGTGACCTTAGAGATCACATCATACCTGCTATTGCTGGTGACCTATTAACTGGTGGTAATGCTAACGTTCAAGGTATTATTGATCAATACTTAGATTCTTCAGGTAAGGTTATTCAAGTGGAAGAGGAATTACTTCCAATGCTTGATGCAATTGGTTACTCTAAGATGTTGATGGAGAAGGCACTACAGAATGCTTTAGTTGGACGTAGTGAAAACCTTGCAAATATTGCTGGTACAAATGCTCAAACTATTGACGACTTCTTCCAATTCCAATATACAGATTTCGCTGCATTCCGTAAGGATCAGGCAACTGAACCTACCTTCTTACACGATCCTCAAATCTATGCAGGTTCTCAAAGAGCATTAGATGCTGCTGATATGCTTGAAACTAACAAGCGTACTATTGCAGGTGAAGCAGTTGATCTTATGCTTAAGTGTTCTGCATTTAAACATTATCACTTCAGTGTTAAAGGTGGTAAGAATCATTGTGAAGATGATATTGTTGACGTTATCGAAGCTATCATTCACGACCTTAGATTCAATTCTAACTCTGCAACTTATGATGCAGCGATGTTATATCTGAATACTGAGAATGGACTGAAGCACGTTACTGATGAGACTGAAGAAACTGCCTTTGCTATGAAGATGGCTAGGGATATGTCTGCTTTGGCGATCCAAAACAAGTTAGGGTTTAATCCCTACCCTGATTATTCTGCAGGCGGTGGAGCTGGTGGCGGTCAAGGTGGCGGTGGTGGCTTCGGTGGAGGTGGCGGTGGTCAAGGTGGTAACCAAGGTGGCGGTGGTGCAGCACGTGGTGATTATGATAATAATGAGTCTGGTAATAAGGCATATAACGCTGCTGATGAAATTAAAAATAACTTAAGATTTATTGCTTCTACTGCTGTTGGTCGTGGTGTTTCTCAGTACCCATCATTAGGATTTGGTGGATATGGTTATCAGTCCTGTGTTGATGACTGTGTTGATATCTTAGAAGCATTGATATTCAACTTAGCACACGGTGGTAATAATAAGATATGGTATGCCACTGAGTTCTATGTTACTGATTCTAATGCAGTTCAGCATATCAATGGTCAACCAAATGAAGTTAAGTATGTATTTGAACAAGCAAGAGATATTGCTATTCAAGTAATGAGACAACAGTTAGTTGCTACTAATGGTTATACAGAAGGTGATCCAGTATATGATGATGAAATTACTATTGATCAACAAACTGCAGCTGGTCAACATACTCCGACAGCAGCAACTTATGATCCTGCAACTGGTGATTTAGTCTTAACTTTAGGTGCATCACACAATGTAACTACTAACGATACAATTAGAATTAATACAAATTCACTTGTATTCACTTGTGATCAAGATGATCATCAGACTCAACATACTTATCCAAGAGTTTCCGACCCAGCAGCTGTTGCTTTACTACCCGTAACTAACGTAAGTGGTAACGATATTACAGTCAATGTTGGTATAACACAGAGAGTTAACTTTGATGCTAAGGATTCTACTTATGATCCTGAAACAGGTCTATTAACTCTTGATATTGGATCTCATAGTTTAAGAGAAGGTCAAACACTTAAGATTCTTCAGGATGAATTAAATTATCGTTGTTCTCAGGATAACTATAGATCTGTTCATAAGTATCCTCGTGCTACTGATCCAGCAGTTGATAAAGCATTAGATATCGTTTCAGTTGGAACAACTCACCATACAGCAACTTGGGCAGACTTCAACCCTGTTACTGGTATGTTGAATGTTACCGTTCCTAATCACGGATTTAAGAATGGTGACAAGATTAGACTCGCTAACGATTCTATGACATTTACTTGTGATATGGATGAGCATTACAGCAAGAAAACATATCCAAGACTGTCTGATCCTGCTAGTGGACGTTTCCTACCAATCTCAAACGTAACTAAGAATACTTTTGAGATGAGTATTGGTAAGACTCCTATCAAATACTTCACACCATCTCAAGCAAATTATGATCCTGATACAGGTGGTTTAGAACTTGTACTTGGTGTACACGGTTTAACAACTGGTACTCATATTAAGTTAGCACCTAACTCCTTAACATTTACTTGTAAGGAAGATGATGATGCTACCTTCCACACATATCCAAGAGCTCAAACAACTACTGTTACTCCAACTGATGCTTCTTACAATCCTGTTAATGGTCACTTAACTGTTACTGTTGCTAACCACGGATTCAAAGTTGGTGAAATGGTTCACGTTGAGAAGAACGGAATTGTGATGACTTGTGATATGGACGGAAATGCTTCTGAGCATCCATATCCAAGACAAGATGACCCTGCAGCTGATTCTTGGATGAGAGTTGAAGCAGTATCTACAAATACATTTACATTTAAAGTTGGTGAATCACCTAAAGTAAGTTTCACACCAACAGCAGTGGATTACACCCCTACTACTGGTGATATGAAGATGACCATTGGTAATCATAGTCTTACTGCAGGAACTGCACTTAAGATTGCTGAAGGTGGTCTTACATTTACTTGTGCACAAGATAGTCATCAAACTCTTCACCCTTATCCTAGAAATACAACTTATACAGTATCTGACATTAATAACGGTTCTTATGATCCTGAAACAGGAATAATGACCGTTACAACTGCTGCTAATCACGGTCTTCAGGATGGTGACAAAGTTAAGTTTGCTGATGGTGCTATTACATTTACTTGTTCTATGGACGGTAATGGTTCTAACCATCCATATCCAAGATCAACTGACCCTGCATCTGGTAAGTGGTTAGAGATTGATGTAACTGGTAATACAACATTTACTGTTAATGTTGGTAAGACTCCTACTGTTGGATTTGCTCCAACAATGGTTGATTACAATCCAACAACAGGTTTAATGACATTGACCATTGGACAGGGACATAATTTATCTGTTGGTCAATCTGTAAGGTTCTCTCAGAATTCACTTACATTCAAATGTGCCTTTGATAACTATGCTACTGATCACTCATATCCTCGTGCTTCAGGTCAAGGTGGTGCTACTCAGAATGACCCATTCTATGATACTGCTTGTGCAATTACTCAGACTACAGCAGACACAATTACAGTTCAGGTTCTAAGTTCGCAACCATCTACTAACACAACTGCTCATACTTGGCAGGCTCCTACTAAGTTAACTCCAACTGGAGCATCATATAACCCATCAACAGGTGTTATGTCTCTTACTGTTACTGGACACGGTATGGTAAATGGAGATCATATTAAAGTTGATGATAACTTTGTAACCTTTACTTGTGGTCAAGATAGTGATCAAACTAATCACTCATATCCAAGACCAAAAGATCCTGTATCTAATAAGTTTATTCCTATCACATACATTGATGCTAATACCTTTAGTATTCAAGTTCTAGAGAATGTACCTTCAACCAATACTACAACTCACAACTTTGTAAGTGCTGTTGCTAATAGTATTGAGAGATGTGTTGTAAGAGCTGGTGGTATTTACACACACGCTTATGTTTCTTCAACTGCTGGTTCTCTAACTGCTAAGAAAGACCAAACATACGATTCATCAGTTAACATTAAGTACGAAGGTACTCCAATGACTGCTGCGAGTGGTACTACTTACAGTGGAACTACAGGTATTCTTGAGGTAACAACATCTGCTAATCACGGATTAGTTGTTGGAGATTATGTTAAGTTAAGAGATGGTGCAGTAACCTTTACTTGCTTAGAAGATAGTAATAATTCTAACCACGCTTATCCAAGAGCAACTGATCCAATTAGTGATAAGTGGATTAGAGTTAGTACTGTTCCAAATGCAACTACATTTAGTGTACAAGTATTAGATGCTATTCCATCTTCAAATACTACAACTCACACATTTGTTTCTGGTCTATCTAACGGAATTATTAAAAAGGATAATACTATTACAGTTAATGTTGGTATCTCTTCTAATACAACTGCTCATATCTTTAAGGAAGCAGTACCTGCTTGTATAACAACAGGTGGTAACTACACTCACACATTCGTTCGTGCTGAAACTAACTGTATTATTAAATCTAAAGACCCTGTATATGGTAACTCTTTAGAAATTACAGGTACAACTGCTACTTCTATTACTTTAAACGTTTTACCAGTTGTTCCATCTACTAACGTAACTCAGCATACATTTATATCTGCTACAAATAATTGTGTAACTACTGGTGGTAATTACAGTCATAAGTTTATTTCTGCTGAGGATGATGGTGTAGAACTAGAATCTGGTTCTGTTACTGTTAACGTTGGTACAACACCTGCTGTATTCTATAGCGTTGGTGATGCTAATTATGATGGTGAAACTGGCGATATGATGATTAAGGTTGGTGCTCATAAGTTAATCGATGGTACTACTATTAAGATTGCAGATGAAGCATTAACATTCACCTGTGATATGGATAGTCACGCTTCAGAGCACGTTTATCCACGTCTAACTGACCCTGCTAGAAACACTGCTTTAAAAATAAAAGAGTCAAGTTCTAACTCTCATACTATTACTGGTGCAACTTATACTCCTACAAGTGGTGTATTAACTGCAACTATTAATAGTCACGGATTCCAGTCTAAGCGTACAATATCACCAACCTTTGCTAAGTTTGATCCAGCAACAGGTGATTTAGAAGTTTATTCTGCAGACAATAAACTTGCTGTTGGTGATAGTGTAATGATGGATGATGGTGCTGTTACATTCAGATGTTCTAAAGACCAATACAGTTCAACTCACCCATATCCAAGATCAACTGACCCTGCATCAGGAACTTACTTAATAGTTAAGAAAGCATCTAGAAATAGATTCACAGTTAATGTTGGATCAAATGCTTTAGGTGGTGCTATCTCTGATCAGAGTATTCACGTATTCGAAGCATCTAATAGTAATAGTATTCACGTTGCTCCTACTTTAGTTAAGTTTGATCTTAATTCAATTACATTTAATTGTACTAAGGATAGCAACGCTTCTAACCACACATATCCAAGAGCAGATGATCCAGAAGCAGGACATTGGTTAGAAGTTCTATCAACACCTGATGCCAATACATTCACTGTTAATGTTGGTATCTCTGCTGGTGGTAACTTTGCTCATACATTTGTTGGTGCTACTGCTGGTGGATTAAAAGAACAGACTGGATGGGTTACTGTTAACGTTGGTGCTACTCCTTCAACTGGACATACAGTTTCTACTGCTAACTTCAACCCAATTACAGGTACAATGGTACTTGGTATAGGTAACCATTACTTTAACAGGCACGACAATATTAGAATTTCACCTGATTCATTAACATTTACTTGTGGATTAGATAGCAACCAGACAAATCATACTTATCCAAGAGCAAATACTGTAGTAACTGCACCTACAGCAGTATCATATGATCCTGAAACTGGATATATGCTTCTAACAATGAACAACCACGGATACTCTAATGGAGACTTCGTTAAGTTTGAGTTAAATGCATTTACATTTACTTGCACAATGGATAACAATGGTTCCAGCCACACATATCCACGTGCTACTGATCCTACTTACGGTAATTGGTTACCAGTCGAGGATGTACAGGCAAATACATTTAAAGTTCAAGTTGGTAAAACACCAACCACAGGATTTGAACCTATCACTGTAAGTTACAACCCAACTTCGGGTGTTATGGAGATGGAGATTGGTGAGCACGAATTTACTACTGATCATAAGATTCGTATTGCTGCTAATTCATTAACCTTCAGATGTGCTCAGGATAACTATCAAACAGATCATACCTATCCACGTTTAGGAGATCCTACTTATCAGACATCTGTTCCTATTATTGCAACAACACCTACTACAATTTCTGTACAGGTTCTTGCTTCACAACCTTCTACAAACACTACAACTCATCAATTTGTACAGCAAGTAGGTAAGACACCAACTGATATTAACTACAATCCTAATACAGGTGTTATGACTGTGACTATTGCTAATCACGGTTATAACGATGGTGATATGATCAAGATTGCTGAGAACTCACTTACATTCACTTGTGACAAAGATAGTCACGCTAGTGATCACGTTTATCCAAGAAGAACAGATCCATTCTGGGATAAGTGGATGGTAATTGATACTGTTACTCAGGATACCTTCAATGTTAAGGTTCTTGAGACTGCACCTTCTACAAATACTTCAACACATATCTTTAAGTCTTGTACTGCTAATTGCATAACAAGATCTGCAATCAGAGGTGGTGGTATTTACACACATACCAATACTGGTATAAGCACTACTGCAATGACTCATAAGAAGGATCCATTCTATCAGCGTGGAATTAACATTGATCAAGTTGGATACACTACTCATACTGTAACCAATGCTAAGTATAACCCCAATACTGGTGTGATGAATCTCACCATACCGAATCACGGGTTTACTACCTCTCTCCAAAAGACAGTAACTGGTGCTACTTACGATGTGACAACCAGTATGTTAAGAATAACAAGTGCTGCTCACGGAATGAAGAATGGTGACAGAGTAAGAATTGCTGATAACTCTTTAACATTCACTTGTGCTCAGGATAGTAATGCTACAAACCATACTTATCCAAGATCAAGTGATCCTGCATCTCAACGTTTCTTAGTTGTTACTAACGCAAGTACCAATACATTTGAAGTTAACGTTGGTAATTTCTTCGGTAGAGGTCCAATTTCTAACCAGACTGCTCATACATTTGTATCTGCAACTGCTGATGGACTTGAAGTTGCACGAGATAGTATTAAGATGGCTGAAAATTCCATCACATTTACTTGTGCTAGAGATGATAATGAAACACTTCACTCATATCCAAGAGAAAATGATCCTTCATATGATGAGTATCTACCAATTTCTAATGTAGGTACAAACGATTTTGATGTATATGTAGGACACGCTAATCTTGATAAGACAGTTCATCAGTTTGTATCTGCTACTTCTAATGGTATTCATCATCTTGATGGAACAATTTCAATTAACGTTGGTATTTCTTCTAACACTACAACTCATAACTTCGTCAATCAACAGACAACTTGGACACCTAGCAGTGCTGCATACAACCCAACAACAGGTGTTATGACACTATCATTCGCTGATGCCCATAAGTTCTATGAAGGTGAGTACATTTATCTTGCTGATAATGCAGTAACATTCCGTTGTGATCAAGATGGTCAAGGATCAGATCACGCTTATCCTCGTCCTGGTGACCCTGCATCTGGAAGAATGCTTCGCATTTCTAATGTAACTACTAACACATTTGATGTGAAGGTACTAGATGTAACTCCTTCTACAAACACTACAACTCACGTATTCCAGTCTGCTGCTGCTAATTCAATCACCAAACCTCAAGTACTTGGTGGTGGAGTTTATGAGCACAAGTATGTAAGTTCTAAGGGAATGGCAATACGTAGTGGTGGAATTTATACACACGTATTTGAAGGACCAACTAAGAAGACAGTAACTAATGCTTCATACTTACCTGCTACAGGTATTATGACAGTTACAGTTCCTGATCACGGATGGAGTAATGGTGATGGAATTATCCTTGATGATTATTCATTAGTCTTTACTTGCTTAGAAGATAGTAACAATACTGAGCACCCATATCCACGTCCAACTGATCCGTTCAGTAATAGAGTTATGACTATTTCTAACGTCACAACTGACACATTTACTGTACAGGTTCTAGCATCTGCTCCTTCTACTAACACCACAACTCATACATTTGTGAGTGCTACTCCTCACGGAATTAGAAGAGCAGCAGTACACACTGGTGGTGCTTATGCTCATACCTTCATTAGTTCTCAGAGTAATGCTGTTACCTCTTATACAGGTGGTGGTGCTGCACGTTGTAGCAATGAAGCATCTGCTATTACTACATTGATGAATATTCCTATCAATCTGTTTGGTTCTGGTGTAAGTAATCCTGAAGCATACATTGCTGGTATTAATAGAACTCTACCAGGTGAATGGCCACTAACAGGTGAACGTGCTGCAATTCGTGATTTAACAATAACTTATGATCAAGCTGGTAATGGTGAGTGTGCTGTTGTTGGATCTCAAATAATACAGTTGTTTAATTATCCACTTAATGTTATTGACACTGCTGCTCAAGGTAATGGTAATTGGTTTACTAATCAATCTGTCTTTAGACAGGCTCCACTTCAAAATAATACATTACAATCTGGTGGTGGTATTTGTTACAACGTAGTATCTGCTGCTAATACATTAGCAGATATGATTAATATGACACTTGGTCGTGCACCTGAGATGTATCGTCAGGCAGCAAGATTGATATGGTTTAATGATCAATATATTGATCGTGAGTCATACTTCAAGACTATGCAAAATTATGGTGGATATACAGGAGACGAATCATTCTCAACTAATATCCGTAAAGCATTGATATATGACTTAATTACTGATGGTAATATCAAAACTCTCGAATTAGTTAACAGTTGGTTTGATGCCGAGGGTAACTTCATAGCGTTCCCTAATATCTTCAGAACATATCTGTTGTATCATACTGCTGCTGTTAAAGATATGGTACTTAAAGTTCTTCAGCAAAAAGCAGATAATCCTGGTCCTTATAACCAAGAGGTACCATATGAGAATCGAGAACTACGTCCTACTGAAACAGCACAACATAAGGTTTGGCAGTTATTCCACTTAATTGAAGTTGCACTTAATAGATCAACTCTACCTACAGCTTACCTTAAGTTCCAATTTAATGTTGGAACTATGGTTAATACTGATGGTTCTATTGATGCTCCTAATGGACATTTATTCGAAGCATATGATCGTGTTACTTACACAGTTCTAGGTTCTGCTATTGCTGAACTAGACAAGCAAGTATATTTCATTCACCCAGATACTACTGAAAATCTAATATGGATTTCAGAATACATTGATGGTGATAAGATTGAATTATTATCTCCAGGAACAGCAGGTCAAGTTCATACATTATCTGTAGTTGATGAGACTGGTATTGTACGTACTGCATCAACATTTGGTGAGCGTAATGTACCAACACCTATCGCTGGTGGTATACAACCTGCAGATATATTCTTCGGTGATACTACTGGTGCATATGCTGAAGTTATTAGAATACAAGATAACTGGGCTAAGGTTCTTTATAACGTCATTTACTTACCACTTACAGTTACTAGCGATCCTGAAATATTTGTTAATGGTGAGGAAGTTGTTAAGACTGGTGCTACAGGAAATAAAGGAACCATCCTTGCAACAGATAATACTACTTACATTAAGTTAGTTCTTACTGGTGGTAACATTGTACAAGGAGATAATATTGAAGGATTAACATCTGGTGCTCAAGGTACTGTTAGTGATGCTACCCATAAGCGTATATTAGTTAACTTTAGAATGGGTGAATTTATTGCAACTGATCTCTTATTCAGTAAGCAAGATTCTGGTAGAGCAAATGCACTTATCGTACGCAATAATGATGGTGCTCTACTCGATAACCAGTCAGGTCGTGTAACATTTGATATTGAGACTGTTACTGGTAACTATGGTGTTGGAGATGTTATCTACGGTTCTGTTACTGATCAAATTATTGAAGTTGAGGCATTTAATATTATGCCTGGATTTGGTGAGTATATCCATTCTACCGAGATTACTAGATTTGAATATGCATCATTAATTACTGACTTTGGTGTAGATGATACATTTAAGGTTGGTGATGTACTACAACTTCAAAATGCAGGTCAGTCAGTTGGTCACACATTCGTTGTTACTGAACACGATGTTGATAACAAGTACGTTTACCTTGCAAATGAAGAAGGTAGATTCTCTGCTATCGGTGATGATTTAACAGTTATTGCTGGTGATGTTGCTTATCAACTTGCTAAGATTCCTTCTGGATCTAACTTCCCAAGTGTATACACATCCGCTATCTCTTCTGTTGTAATTACCGCAACAACTGCATATGGACGTATTGAGAGAATTGAGCAAATTGGTTTACGTGCAATCATTCATCTTGGTGATGCTGCTGGAACCTTCCTGAAGAACTCACAGATTATTGGTGATTATGGATTCAGAGGTGCTTGTTCAGTTGCGAAGACACTACGTGGTCGTGTAAGAAGGTACTTCAGAGGATTTGATGGTGTAACTAAGGACTTCAAGTTAACCGAAAATAACGGTACTGCATACTTCCCAGATCCTGCAGGTCATATGATGATCTTCGTGAATGGAATCCTACAACCTCCAGGTGGTAATAATGCATTCACCGCATTCTCAGATAACATTCAGTTCACTGAAGCACCTGCAATTAATTCAACATTCCACGGTGTTTACGTAGGTAAGTTGAGACAATTAGATGACATCTCATTCGACTTTGATTCATTACGTAACTCCTTTAACTTGAAGTTAGGTGGAGTATTCTACTCACTAACATTGACTGAAGGTGTACAGTCTAACACTATCAGACCTGAGAATAATATTATTTGTCAGTTAAATGGTGTTGTACAGGAACCAGGTATCGGTTTTGAACTTGTTGGTTCACGTATTATCTTCTCTGAAGTTCCTCGTGCGGGTTCTACATTCGTTGCATTCTCCTACATTGGTTCTGATGTTGACGTTATAGCAGCAACAGTTGTACCTCCAATTGAAACTGGTGATAAACTAGCAATCGAGGGTGAGGAATTTGAAAGAGAAGTTGCTCTAATTGAGTCTTCTAACTCATTAATTACTTTCGAGTACACAGGATCTGTACGTGGACGTAACGCAGACGCTCTAGCAACTATAGAGAGAGGTCGTATTACTGAAGCAATTCTAACAAATTCAGGTGATGGTTATACATCACGTCCTCAAGTTGATGTGATTTCCTCCTCTGGTTTTGGTGGTAAGATCAAAGCACTTGTTGGTCTTGCACGTATTGATGTTAAGAATGCTGGTCAAGGTTATGTACTACCTTCAGTAGATGTTCATACGACAGTTGATGAAACATTCTTAGGACCTACAGGTTCTGGTGTTAACGGTGGTATTGACATTTATGATCCTAACTACATTCCTCAAGGTGAATCTGAAGCACAAGGTGAATCATATATCACTATTGAATCACAACCAGTTAACACAACAGTTAACCAAGGTCAAACTGCTTCCTTTACTGTAATCGCATCCACAACTCCTGCTGGTGGAGTTATTAACTATCAGTGGCAGAAGAAGGATTACGGTACTAATGAATGGATAAATATTAACGGAGCTACATCACCAACATATACTACACCTGCTACAACTCAGGGTGACGGAGGAGATGAATTTAGAGTCGGATTAACATCACTTGGTGCTACACCAACCCTATCTCAATCTTCCATACTGACAATCAACATAGGTTCTACCACAGTTGATAACTTCACCCCAGATCAAATATTTGATGACGACTAATGGCAGCAAACGGTAGTTACAATCCAAGCAATGATGTACTCACAGTAACGGGAGATGGTTTACCGCATCCCGTTGCTAAGGGTACTTTCCCTAATGCAAACAATTCTAATGATGTTGAGTCTTATACTTTTAGTCACGCTTTTTCATATAGAGGTGGTACTAACACTCAAGCAGGTGGTAGTTTACCACTAGGTGTTGTTGGAATAAGTGCTAATGGAGTTGTTTTAAATAATCCATCTGCAGGTACTCTTGGTAGTCCTCCAAATGGATTTAATTGGGTAGCTACTGATGCTTTTGGTATGTACAATCCTGGTGATGATGATGCTGGTGGTCGTCCTAATGCTAATGATCAATATCATTATATTGACGGTGAGTTTATAGGTGCTTGGAAAACCAATCAGGTGATGGGTGCTTATAATGATTATTATGGATTAAGTCAGTATGTTGGTGACAATATGCGTCACCCTGACGGACACTCTAAGATTTTAGGTATTGCATTTGATGGTTATCCTGTTTATGGTCCTTATGGATATAATTTACCACAGGATAATACTTCTCCAGTAGTTTTAATGGAGACTGGATATCAGATGAAAGAATCTATTGCTGTTAATAGACCTGCATATGGTACTACAACAGCAAATCCTCCTAAAGGTGCATTAATGGAGGATTATGAATATAATGTAGATAAAGTAGGAAGGCATTTAGATGTTTATAATGGTCGTTTTTGTTATACTCCTGAGTATCCCAATGGCACTTTTGCTTACTTCATCACCCTCTGGGGAGACGAAACAGAAAGTAAAAACTATACGGTAACCTTACAACAAGGTGATTACTTTATAGATGGAGTAGAATTTGCAAACTTAACATTTATAAAGGGAAGTACATATAGATTTGATCAATCAGATAGTAGCAATCATCCACATCCATTTAGATTTTCATCTACTGTAGATGGAACGCATCAAGGTGGAACTGAGTATACCGATGGTGTTACTGTTGTTGGTACACCTGGTGATCCAGGAGCGTATGTAGAGATCACGGTACCTGAAGATGCACCTGCAAATCTCTATTATTGGTGCCTATATCACCCAGAGATGGGGGGTACTAATGTAATAACGGTTCTTCCCAATCGTTATATGACACCAAAATTCCCTTATATATTTGGTCTTTCTTCTAAAGAAACTCTAAATATACCAGCAAATCAGGGTATTGGACAGGAATCATCAGGTGGTGAAGGTGGAGGAGAAGGTGGAGATGCACCTACTACTCCTAGTATTATCATTACTAATCAACCTACTAATGCAACTATTGCTAGTGGTGGTACTCAAACGTTTAGTTTGATTGCCGTAATTGAACCTGAAGATGGTACTAAAGGGTATCAATGGCAAGTTTCAACTGATGGAGGCTTTGCCTGGGCGAATATTACTGGTGCTAATACCTCATCTTATTCAGTCTTAGCCCAAGCATATATGACTGGATATCGATTTAGATGTATTGTTACTGGTCCTTTAGGTGAAACACAACAGGCATCTAACTCCCCTCTTGCATCTAATCTTGTTATCCTTACAGTCACTGGTGGTACTAGTGGCGAAGATACTTCAGCAGTACTGAAATGGGACAGTATTGTTGGTAAATTCGATATGACATCTATTCCATTTGATAGAGACAATAACAATCCAGACTTTACTAGAAATGATGTACGTTTTGACCTAACTAATTATGAATTCGACCTTACATAAATAAAACTGTAGAAAAACCCCACTACTATGGCTAAGCAGAACCTTAATATTGGCGTAAGTGCCAATGACGGAACAGGTGATACCTTACGAGACGGTGCTATTAAACTCAATAATGTTATAGATGAGTTATACGCATCCCTTGGAGATAGCACTAACCTTCAAATAACAATCGCATCACCCTCAACGAACCAAGTCCTTAAATGGAATGGTAGTACATTTACGGAGGGACAACTTGCAGCATCGAATCTTACTGACGTGGACGTTAGCGGGGTTACTAACGGACAGGTTCTTAAGTGGAATACTGCAAATGCTCGCTGGCAGCCAGGCGATGATCTACAAGGTGGTGGAGGTGGTGGATCTGCAATAACAAATCTTACCAACAATGGTAGTGATGAGGTTGTTATTTCTACGAACTTCCTTCCTAATACTGATAATGCTTATGACTTGGGTTCTTCTACATTACGTTTCAGAGATGCTTACTTAGTCAACTCTTCACTTTGGTTGGGTGATACTGCATTATCTACTGAGCCTACTACTCAGGAGATGCAACGTAAGAAGAAACAACCACATACAGTTAATAGTATCGACACTGGTGCTACTCGTACCATTGCTTCTAAATTATCTTCAGAAGATTCTACACAAGAAGAGAAGTTTAGATTACGTTTCGTTGCTATGAAGGCTGGAACAAAATTAGAAATTGAAGATTCAACTGGTGCTAAAGCAGAGGTTGAGTTTACTTCATTCACTGCTGAAGCAGGTGCAGCACGTGGTTACATCCAAGTAGCTGCTGTTGGTGATAACCAGTCTCAAGAATTATCTGTTTCAAATCCTGTTCATATCACTTCAGTCAACCGTCTTCTAAGTGAAGATGAGTCTGGTAAAGTTGATATTGGTGGACAAAATTTAGACTTTGGTAGTGGTAACAAATTATTCTTTGATGATAATGGTATCTTAGAACTTACTGGATCAAAAATACGTTTTGGAGATTCTAGTTCTAAGAAGCTTCTAGAGTTTGATGGTAATGATAACTTAGTTCTTGATCAGGATACTGAAATTCAATTTGGTACTACTCACAAATTGGCAATGGATTCCTCTGGTAACCTAACAGTTCCTGATGGAGAAATTAGATTTGGTGCTTCTACTAGAAAATTAAAGATCGATTCTGATGGTAACCTTGAACTCCCTGCTGATGGTGAGATCAAGATTGGTACTAAGAGAATGAAGATTGGTACTAACGGTACCTTTGATATTGCTAATGATGGTACTAACTTCACTGAAGTTGGTGGTGGATTCCAGACTCAGATAGGTAATGCTCCTGCTGGTGCATCTATCATTAAGGGTCACGATAATGCAACTATCTACAAGCCATCTCCAACATTACTTTATAGGTTTACTGCATCTGGAATGAGTGCATATACAGTTAATGGTCCTGGATTAGGATCTAACGTATCTAATGCTGGATTAGTATTCCATAGAGGATTCACTTATGACTTGCACAACCAAGCAGGTGGATCACATCCATTAAGATTACAGTCTACTTCTGGACTATCTGGTACAGAGTATACAACTGGTGTTAGTGGATCAAATACAGGTATGCAAACTTTCACCGTTCCACTTGATGCACCAAATACCTTATATTATCAGTGCACAGAACACTCTGATATGGCTGGAACAATTACGGTAAAATGATAAATGGCAACAAGAACTGTCCCAGGATCAGGAGCAAAAATTGAACCACTCTTTAACTCTATTTTTGGCGTTCGAGATGTTTATGTGGTGGATGGTGGTAACGGCTATAACAGCTCTGATCCACCTCAACTAAAGATCGCAGGATGTGGTACTCCCATTAGGGAGGCTATTCTTGAGCCTATTATTTCTACAGGAGGACAGATCGCTGCTGTTAAGGTTTTAGATCCTGGTGAAGGGTATGATCCATTTAGAATTGATATAGAAACTGTTGGTGATGGACACGGTGCTAAGGCAAAAGCAATATTATGGGAAGAAGATCAATATGATATTAATGGTAATTTAACTGCTCCAGCTGGTTCGTTACAATATATTCAAGTTTTATCTAACGGAGACAATTACTTCTCTGATGCTACTACTGCTGATATAAAAGGTGGTGGTGGATCAGGTGCTGAACTACGTCCTGTAACTGGTTTGATAACTGGTTTGTCATTAGAACAAGCTGGTGCCAGTTATGAAATAGGTGATGTTAACATTATTATTTCTGGTGGCGGTGGACAAGGTGCTACTGGTGTTACTGAGGTTGATGAATTTGGTATTGTTAAATCTATTAACGTATCAAATCAAGGTGAGTTCTATGAAACTCCACCTGTAATTTTATTGAATGGAGGTGGTGGATCTGGAGGTAAAGCAGTAGCAACAGTTGATCTGGGTGCTATTACTAATATTGCTGTTACCAATCCTGGTGGTGGTTATTCCAGTGATCCTCAAGTTCTATTCACTAGAAATACTGATCTCACAAAAGAGTCTAGAAATAGACAGTCATTTAACTCGACATTATATGACATAACAGGTCTTCTTCAAGATGTTGGAGAGAACGATCAGACTGTATTTGTACAGACAACTACTCCCTATCCAGGCTCAGGTAAGATCCTACTTGGTAGGGAAGTTATTCGTTATACAGGTAAGACACTAACATCCTTTACTGGTTGTGATCGTGCACTTAATTTTAGGTATGATCAGAAAGTTGTCTTAGATAGTCTTGCAAATTATAGTGATGGTACGTCAGGATATAACTTTAACGTTGGTGACAGAGTTGTAAGAACTAATGAAAGTTCAAGTAACAAAGTTGCTCGTGTTTATGACTGGGTTGCAGAAACTCGTTCATTGTATCTTGTATTTGAAGTTGATGAATTAGCATTCATTGATGGTGGTAGCTCACAAGTTAAATCACAGGTAATTGACTTTACTGGTGGTGTTGCAGCTGCAACTCAAACTGGTGTTGCTCCACACAACCTTGTCGATTCAACTGGAAACGACATTGTTACTTTGACAGATCCATTTAATGAGATACCTGATAAAGCATTCGAAGATATCGCTGAATTAGATGGTGCAGGTGATGGTATCCCTGACCTAATTAATACAGGTACAGATTATGAAGGTGAAATAAATCTAGATGGTGGTATAGCAATATCACTTTATGGTATAGAAGAGACTCTTGGTGGTACTAACACAACTTTGTTTGCAGTTGGTGACCAAATGACTGATGGTTCTGTTCCTTCACTATCTCCTACAGTATCAGTTGCTGGTGCATTAGGTGATGGTGATGCTCACGTTGCTACAGTTGAATTTACGTTCCGTAGTCTTGATCAAAGTGCTGCTCAATACTATTCTGTAGGTGAAACTGTAACAGGATCTATTACAGGAATTACAGCAACAGTAACTGCTTGGGATAGTCAGACCAAGAAACTTACTGTTGGTTCTGTAGTTGAAAATAATGGTAATTCCCTATGGAATTCAAATGAATTAATCACTGGTTCTGGTACTGGTGCAATAGGAACTACTCTAAGAATTGAGTATCCTACAGCAGTTCGAAACGAGCCTGATTAAACCCAGTATAAATAAAAGGAAGGCACAAGCAGCCAATGGCATTACTAACCGATCAATTTAGGATTTTTACCGCAGAAAAATTCATCAAATCGCTAGAAGGTCCCGATAAGAACCAGAGCGATATAGCTGCTGGTGCAAATCGTGATCGTCTGTATGTTTTTATTGGAAGACCACAAGAATGGGATAATGAGAATAACCCTCCAACTCCTGTCGATTCTTTCCAAGAATTCTCAGATAGTTACGATGATATGATCTCTATGAAGAGAGTCTTAGCAAACGACTCTGTTCAGGTCATACGTCGTATTGACTGGATACCTCCAGAACAAACTACTGGTGGTTTGGGTTATGTGTACGATATGTATCGTCACGATTATTCATCCAGTAAGACTGCATCTTCTGGTGCTACTAAGCTATATGATGCTGACTTCTATGTTGTCAACTCATCGTATCAAGCTTACAAATGTATATACAATGGAACTTCACCCTCTGACCCTAACGGAAAACCTTCAACGGTTGAACCTACTGGAACTAGTACTTCTATTATTACTACCGCCGACGGTTATCGTTGGAAGTATATGTTTACTATCCCCGTTGGACAGGTCTTGAAATTCTTCTCAGGCGATTATATGCCTGTGTTACAAGATACTGCTGTACAATCTGACGCTGTTGGTGGTGAGATAGATACAGTGGTTATACAATCATCTGGTTCTGGATATAACAATGGAACGTACGAAAATATCCCGATCAAGGGAGATGGCACGGGCGGTAGGATTAGTGTCGTGGTGGACGGTGGTCGCATTGTTAGTGCTACTGTAACCTCTGGAGGATCTAATTACTCCTTTGGTAAAGTTATCATTGATGAAATCAATGGTATTGGTGCAGGTACTGGTAGTGGTGGTGCTATTGACGTTATCATCCCTCCTAAAGGTGGTCACGGATCTAACCCTGCAATCGAACTTGGAGGTTTCCGAGTGATGATTAACACGAAGTTTACCTACGATGAAGGATCAGGTGACTTCCCAACTGATAATGATTACCGTCGTATTGGATTAGTATTAAATCCAAGTAAGTACGGTACCGAAGAATTGGCAGACGCTATTACTTTGTCTGCTGCTAATGCTGTGATTTTTTCTCCAGATTTCACAGGTTCATTTAATACTGATGAAATTATTACACAAACACGTACTATTGGTGGTCAACAGGTGACTGCTAGAGGACGTGTTGTTTCTTGGAATAGCACAACTAAGGTTCTGAAATATTTCCAGAACAGAGTGGATGGTATCTTCCCAGAAATTTCTGGTAATAAGACCGTGTTTGATGGAGGTAATACTGTTGTTGGATCTGGATCTGGTACCTCTGCCGACCCAGACATTAACTTCCCAATCGTACCTGGCGAAGCAACACGTGTTATTAACAACACTGAATATGATCTTGGTATGTCATTTACATCTGGTTACGCCAAGCCAGAAGTGAAAAAGGACTCTGGAAAAGTCATCTACATAGACAATAGGAGAGCAATCTCCCGTGCTGGCGACCAAATTGAGGACATTAAGATCGTAGTAGAGTTCTAAAACAATGCCACAGAATACCAATCTGAATATATCGCCATATTTCGACGATTTCGATAAGGCGAATAACTTTTATAGAGTACTGTTCCGTCCTGGATATCCTATCCAAGCGAGAGAACTTACTACTATGCAATCCCTGATGCAGAATCAGGTTGAATCGTTTGGTTCGCATATGTTTAAAGATGGCTCTATGGTCATCCCAGGTCAAATTGGTTATGACTTAGACGCTAAAGCAGTTATACTTCAAGGTTCATTCTTAGGTGCAGACGTTGAAGAATATAGAACTCAATTAGATGGTACAATTATCAGTGGTTTGACTACTGGTGTTAAGGCAAAGATTTTATTCTCCATCCCTGCTAGTACTTCTGAGCGTGGTTATATTACATTATATGTTAAGTATTTGACTTCTGGTGGTTCAGATTCTACAGAATCAACCTTTGTTGATAATGAACAGTTGATTTGTGAGTCTGAAATCACTTATGGTAGTTCTTTGATTGAGATCGGAACTCCATTTTCACAGTTGTTACCTACTAATTCTACTGCTGTAGGTTCTACTGCATCAATTACTGCAGGTGTATATTTTATTCGTGGATATTTTGTTGACGTTGTTGAACAAACTATCATCCTTGATCAGTATACAAACAGTCCTTCTTATAGGGTTGGTCTAGAAATCTTTGAGTCTATTGTGACTCCAGAAGATGATCCTGGTCTAAATGATAATGCAACTGGTACTTCTAACTACTCTGCTCCTGGTGGTCACAGATTTAGAATCAGAACCAGTCTAGTTAAGAAAGTTATTGACGATGATACAGATAAAAACTTTATTGAACTATTAAGAATTAATGATTCACAGATTGAAACATTTGTTGAGAGAACTGCATATAACGAGATGGCAAGGGAACTTGCTAGAAGAACATTTGACGAGTCTGGTGATTATACTGTAAGAGATTTTGATGTTCGTGTAAGAGAGCATAGAAATGATGGTATCAATGGTGGTGTATATTTACCTGGTAGGACATCTCCTGGTGGTGTAGCATCATCTGAAGCATATTTTGTAACTGAAGTTGGTCCAGGTAAAGCATACGTTAGAGGATATGAGTCTGAGACTCTTGTTCCTACCTATGTTGATCTAGAAAAATCAAGGAGCACTGTTGCATTACAGAACTCTATTATCCCATTTGAACTTGGTAACTTCTTCTTAGGTAACAATGTTAAGGGTTCACCTATTATTAATGGTAATAGCATTACTGAGAACTATCAGGTTATTGAGTTTAGAGATGATGCTCCTAACTATAACTTAACTGCATCTGGTAATATCGTTGGATATGGTCGTGTTGCAGCATTTGAGTATCATAATGGTACAACAGTTAATGCTCAAGCAACTGTATTTAAGGCGTATGTGTTTGACTTACAACCACTAACTCTTATGAAGATGAGTGGTAATGTAACTCTTGCACAAGGACACGTTATTAGAGGACGTAGTTCTAGAGCAAAAGCATTTGTAGAAGCAGATTATACTGGTGTTGATCTAATTAAGGTATACCAAGTCTATGGTACCTTCCGTGATGGTGAAGTTATCGAGAGAGATGGTGTAGAAATTGGTACTCTTACTGATTACTATAAGTATGAGATTACTGATGCTAAAGGTATAACTGGTAAAGATCCTGATACTAATGCCATTATTTTTGCGATGGATTTACTGTTAGATCAGGAAACAGTTATTGCTGGTACTAACTTTAATGTTAATGGTAATCCTGGTGGTACTCTAACAGGTACACAGTCAAACTTCACATTGGACATAAGACCAGGTGATATTCTTACTGTTAATGGTGTTGATGAACTTCAAATTACACCTATTAGTACAGTATCAACAAACATTGACAACCAAATAACAAGTGCTACTAGTGCTAATTATGGTGGTAATGCTGGTCCTATTGCTAATGCTGACTATGGATTTATAGTTAGACGCAGACCTCAACTTTATAATCCAGAACTTGCTGACCTTATGATTGAGATGCCTAAAGCATCTATCAAATCAATCGCTGATGAATCAGCAATCGTTGCACGTACATTTGATGATATAACTGTTACTGGTGCTAATGACTTTACGATCTCATTACCAGCAGACGAACAGTTTCTTGCATATGATAAAGATCATTATCAATTAGTATCTCTTGCTCCAACTGCAGGTACAGTTATTGATATGGAAACAACCCATTCATTTAACAGTACAGGTACACCTAGAACTTCTTTAACAGTTACAAATTTGACTGGTGTAACAACTGCTAGATTGATTACTTCAGTATCTAAAAACCAAGCAGAGAAGAAATTAAAGAATGCTACTGAGATGGAAGTGATGAAGGTTGAGCGTACTGCCAATTCTTCTGACAATATCAGGTATGGTTTAACTTATGGTTCATTATATGGTACACGTATTGAGGATGAAGAGATATCTTTAGGTTCTACTGACGTATATCATATTCACGCAGTATATGAATCTAATGATGATAATGCTGCTGTTATTCCTCATTTAACTATGCAAGATGCTACCATCTTCCAAAATGGTACTATCATTGAGGGACAAACATCTAAGGCAAAGGCACGTGTTGTAGAATTTAACTCTGTCTCATATGTCTGTCATTTTGTGTATGAGAACGATAATAGGTTCACACTTGGTGAGACTGTTAATGGTTTTGATGCTGCTGGTAATGTAATCAGTGGTCTTGTTAATGATGCTGATGGTTCAATCAACAATGGTTCACGTAATATTACTGAAAACTTCTTCCTTGATCCTAATCAATTAGGTCACTATTATGATATTGGTAAACTAATCAGATACAGTTCTGCTAGTGCACCTCTTCGTAAATTAAAGATTGTATTCAACAGATTCACTCACGAAGCAACAGGTGATTATTTTGCTTCACAATCTTATGTTGGTATCGATTATTCCGACATCCCAAGTATTCAATTTAATGGTGAAACTAGAGAACTAAGAGATGTTCTTGATTTCAGACCTGCTGTAACCCCAGTATTATCAGGTTCAGGTACTGTTGGATCACCATACTATGTTAACTGTGCATCACTTGACTTTAAAGATAGAGGATTCTCATCTGGTGGTGTTGCAAATAACGCTACTGTTATTGACATTCCTAAGCCAGAGTCTGACTTCCGTTGTGACTATGATTATTATGTCGGTAGAATTGATAAACTATTCTTAACTGATCAGCAAGGATTCAAAATAATTAAAGGTATTCCTGGTGAGGGAGATGATATCCCTGCAAATATTGATAATGCAATGTTACTTGCAACTCTATATCACGAACCTTATGGTTATGGTCCAGAAGGAGTACATATTGTAAGAGAGAATAACAGACGATTCACTATGCGTGACATCGGTCTAATTGAAAGACGTGTTGATAATTTAGAATATTATACTGCATTAAACTTACTTGAAATGGAAACTGCATCTCTATCTGTTAAAGATAGTGATGGATTTGATAAGTTTAAGAATGGTTTCCTTGTAGATGACTTTACTTCTTTCGATTCAGCAGCAACAAATCACGAAGACTTTGCTTGTGCTGTTGACTTCTCGGAAGGTAAGTTACGTGCTTCTCACTATACTACTAACGTAGCACTACAATATACTGAGAGTGGATCTAGTGGAGTTAAAGCTCACGAGGTAGGTACTCTAACTCTTCCATATGATGAAGTAACATTTATTGTTCAACCATATTGTTCACGTGTTGAGAATGTAAACCCATTCAACGTGTTTGCTTATATTGGTAGATTGGATCTATATCCTTCTTCTGATGACTGGGTTGATACACGTCGTGCACCTGATAAAGTTGTAAATCTAGAAGGTGACTTTACTGCACAGGTTCAAAGATTTGGTGGAGACACAAACACAGGTATGGTTCCAACACAGTGGAATTCTTGGAGAACTAACTGGACTTCTAGTTCTAGTAGAACTGATAGTCGGACTATGAGAAGAGGTCACTGGCCTTATATTAGAAGAATTACTACAACTACAAGAAATACTACTAGATCACAGACACGTTCTGGTATTAGAACTGTAATTACTCCACGTATTGACCGTCAGTCATTGGGAGATAAGACGATTGAAAGAACAGTAGTTCCATTCATTCGTTCTAGAAACATTGCATTTAAGATTCAGCGTCTTAAGCCTAATACAAGATTCTATGCTTTCATTGATAATTTAGATGTAAACTTCTACACTACACCAAGATTGATTGAGGTTATTAAGAACCCAGTCGATGATAACCGTACTAACAATACACCATTTGTTACTGGTGAAAAGGTTATTGGTCAGACATCTGGATGTAGATTATTACTTGTAAGTCCTGAAGTAGGATTTGATGATGGACTATCACCTTATGATCAGAGTGAACTACCAACATCATATGCATCTACTACACCTTTACTCAACATTGATACTCAAACAATGTCTGAGACAGTTGCTGGTGAATATTTTGGTAACCCATTAGAGACTGAGATCCTTGTAGGACAAACCTCTGGTGCTCGTGCAGTTGTTAAGACTAAGCGTTTGATTGCAAATACTAACGGTGATATGGAAGGTATTATGTGGATACCTAATCCTGCTGTATCTACCAACCCAAGATTTGCAACTGGTACACGTGTTGTACGTTTAACAACATCTGAAACCGACTCTAGGATTCCTGGTCAGGTTGATTCTTCTGCATCAAATACTTACGTTGCATCTGGTGTTATTGAAACTAAGCAACAGACAATTCTTGCTGTTAGAAATGCTGATGTTGTAAGAGACACAGTTGTATCTGACAGGATTGTTAATGACAACTCTACATCAACCAGAGACACAGGTTGGTATGACCCTCTTGCACAGTCCTTCTTAGTTGAGTCTAAAGGTGGTGCATTCTTAACAAGTGCTGATCTATTCTTTAACACAAAAGATAACAGAATTCCTGTATCGATACAGGTTAGGGAGATGGCAAATGGATATCCAACTACTAAGGTTCTTGCTTTCTCTGATGTTACTCTTCTACCTTCACAGATTAATCTATCTGAGAATGGTACTGTTCTTACTAAGTTTACATTCCCATCACCAATTTATGTTAGAGAAAACAGAGAATATTGTTTAGTTGTTCTTTCTGACTCTAATGAATATAAACTCTGGATCTCCAGAATGGGTGAGGATGATGTTACTAACGATAGAACAATCTCTGAACAGCCATATGCAGGTGTTCTATTCAAATCACAGAACGCATCTACTTGGACTGCTGACCAGTATGAAGATCTTAAGTTCAATCTATTTAAAGCAGAGTTTGCTGAGAGTACAAGTGGTACTGCTGTCTTTAATAATGCAGAACTAGCAATAGGTAACGGTGGTATTGCTGAACTAAGAAGCAATCCAATAATGACTTTAAAACCCCAAATTAAAATCATTCTTTCCGATCACCAAGCAAACTTTACTATTGGTGCTGAGATTACACAGACAGATACATCCCCTGTACCATCTGCAATTATTAGAGAAGTTGTACAAGGTGTACAAGGATCATCTAATGCTTACATCATTGTTGATGATGTTAATGGAACATTCAGAGAAGGTGTACAGTCTGGTGCTAACTGGATTTATAGATTAGTATCTTCAAGATCACTTGCTGATATAACATTAACTGGTGTTACAGGAACATTTAATGCTGATGATACTTTAACAAATGGTACTGGTGCATCTGGTATGGTTACCGCTTGGAACTCAGGTACTGGTGTTGTTCAAATTAAATCAGTCACAGGAACCTTTGCTGTTGGTGATGCTATTACTCAGGATACTGATGGATCTACAACTGGTTCTGGTACCATCGCATCTGGTGGTGTTACAATAAGTGGTGATGATATTAATGATTATCCTGCTGCTCCTATCTCATACTTTAACCAAGCAACTGAGATTACAGTGATGCACGCTAACCATTGTATGCACGATTCAGCTAACAACGTTAAGATTGAAGGAGTACAATCAGAAGTTGCTCCTACAATTATTGACTCTGCATACCATACAAATGGTATTACTGCATCTGATGGTGTATCAGGTACATTCTCATTACACATTAATGATGCATCTGCATTCCATACAACTATTAATGGTGCTGCTGTAGGAACAAGTAATCCAGGTTATCTGATAATTCGTGACCCTGAAGTTGGTCAAAGACATTTTGAGATTATTGAATATAGTGCAATATCTGCTGATGGTAAGATCATTACACTACCTTCTGGATCTCGTGGTAAGGCAGGTACTGCTGCTTTGGTACATAGTTCTCTAAGTATCATTGAGTGTTATAACCTTGACGGTATTCCTCTTGTAGAAATTAACAAGTTACATACTGGAATTGGTTCACCTACATTAGATTCTTATAAAGTCGCAGTTACATCTGTATCTACTAATGGTATTACTAACGGTGGAAGTAATGTTACTGCAACTCAGAACGTTCAATTCGAACAGTTCTATCCTCAGTTACAGATGAATATCTTCCCAGAGACAGATGTCATTCCTCGTTTGAATGCTGTTTCTGCTACATCCATTAAGGATGGTAACAATATTGATGAAGCATCATTCATTAATGATGGTGTATATCTTGACTGTATCGCTAATGAAGATAACTATCTAACCTTCCCTAAACTTGTTTGTTCTAAGGTTAATGAAGATGCTAAGTTAAGTGGTTCTAAATCACTTACTATGAGACTCTTGTTATCAACAGAGAATAAGAACATCAGTCCTATTGTTGATACTGATCGTTGTTCACTTATTACAACATCTAATAGAATTAACCATATTACTGCTGCAGATTCTGGTGCAGAGAAGAATACAGGTGATCTAAATGATGCTGTTTATATTACTAAGGTCGTCAATCTTCTACAACCTGCTAATACATTGAAGGTAATGTTTGAAGCTTGGAGACATCCTGATACAGAGATTCACGTTATGTACCGTATCCAACCAATAGGTACCTCTCTCGCATTCGATGAGATTGGTTATACATATTTTAACGGAAACGGATTGGAAGATAAGTCAGTTCAAAAGACTGAAGGATTCTTACTAAGAGATCTAGAATACACTTATAGCGGTGCTGAGTTTAACGTAGCACAAGTTAAAGTTATTATGACCTCTACAAACCAATCTTATGTTCCTGAAATTAAAAACCTTCGAGTAATGGCATTAAGTGATCTCTAATAGATACCTACAGGTAAAGAATAAACCTGATTTAGTTCGGGATACACGCTCTGGTGCGGTACTAAATACAAAGGAGACACCCCCTGGCACTGCTGCTAAAGCACGTAGGAAAAGGGATGCAACATTAGACACTATGAAAAGTGAACTTGATGTGCTAAAATCTGAGATATCTCAGATTAAATCCTTACTTATTAACTTGGAGAACAAATTATGACTGCCGATGTACCTGAAACTGTCGATCAGGAGAAACTCCTGAAAGACTTTAAGGATAGATTACAAAAAATGGTCGAAGAGAACCAACAGATGGCTCAACAGATCAGAAAAAACGAACAACAAGCATTAAAACTGCAAGGAGCAATTGAAACTCTAGAGTATATACTCAAACCAAATGAAACAGTAGACGAGGTTTCAGCTGAATAATATTCTAAGAGACCGCAAGGTCTCTTTTTATTTGGGTTATAAATATCTTGAGAGGCTTATTGTCCGTGCAGATTAGAGACCTAACCAATGGCAAATAGAATACAATTACGACGTGATGGTGCCCAACAGTGGGCGAACATCAACCCAATTCTCGCACAGGGTGAACTTGGTATTGAGATCGATACGTCACGTATCAAAATTGGTGATGGAGTAACCCCTTGGAACTCATTAAGATACGAGAGACCGCTAGAAACAGAATCGAACGCTGCTAATACACTTGTTAAACGAGACGCTGATGGTAACTTCCAAGCAGGTGCTGTCACCGCAACATTAATTGGTAATGCCTCTACCTCTACACGTCTTGCCAACGCACGTCAGATCCAACTCTCTGGACAAGTAACTGGATCAGGATCCTTTGATGGATCTCAGAACTTAGATCTTACTACTGATCTATCTCTAATCACAACTCTTCCACATTATGATCCCAATAATCCAAACGCTGATGCACTTTATACTAGAGTCCGAGTTAACTCTCAAGGTAGGGTTATTGGTGCTGAGCTTGCATCTACTTTGGCAAACTATGGTATTACTGATGCTCAGCCCCTTGATGACGAATTATCCGCAATTGCTGGCTTAACAACTCTAGGTCTTCTTACACGTACCTCTGTTGGTAATGTACAGACTAGACAGTTAACTGGTGGTGCAGGAAGAATTATATTTACAGTACCTGATGGTAGTTCACAGAACCCATTCATTGACCTTGCTGATACTCAGGTTGTTGTTGGTTCATATAACTTACCTTCATTAACTTCTATTGCTGGTCCTGGTAGTAATGGTGAACCATACAGTACAGAAACTGTTAATGCTACTAGAATTGATGTTGATAGATACGGTCGTATAACAACATTAGAAAACCTTCCTATTGCTACTGCAACAGAAGGATCTAAGTATGCTAGTTATGATGCTGCTACAGTATATCCTAGATATTCTATCTTAGAAGCAAACTCTAAGGTATATCAATCAATCCAAGAAGTTGCTGCTGGTGGTGGAGAACCATCACATACATCTGGTACTGTAGGTGGATGGAGATTCTGCAATAATACTTCTGTAGAACAAAAAGGTCTTGCATCATTCGCACAAGAAGATTTTGACGTTGACGCAAATGGTCACGTAACTATATCTGCAATGGGTGTTGATAACACTCAATTACAGAATAATCAAATTAAGTTTACTGATCGTACTTCAGTACAAACGTTTGAATTAGATAATGAGCATACTGCTGCTACTGCACACAATGGTCTTGACTATCTAAATCATATTCATATCAATGACTCCTCTGGTAATCTTCTCTTTAGTGCTAATAACACCGATAATACTGCTGCTGGTGGAGTTGATATTAATGTTGACACTAATATTAGTGGTGCGAATATCAAACTAGATAGACCTGGCAATACTCCTTTACAGACTATTGAAAGGACTGCTGGTTCACTTAAGATCCATCACAATGTAAACTCTGCTACTGATAGAACTCTGGATATTATTTCAGAGAACTCAGGTGCAGGTACTGCTAGTATTAACATTACAGCAGACGAAGATATTACAATCTCTGCTACTAATGTAGCTAATAGAGTTAATATCGAAGGATTCCAATTCCAAGATGATACTTTAAGTAGTACTGCTGCTACTATGATCTTGGATCCAGGTGACGATGATACTGCATCTGGTACACTTCAAGTTCGTGGTAACTTGCAAGTAGACGGTACTACAACTACTGTCAATTCAACTATTGTAACAATTGACGATCCTATATTTGTACTTGGTGGAGACTCAGCTCCAGGAAGTGATGATAGTAAGGATCGTGGTATAGAATTTTCCTATTATGACACACAAGCACGAGTCGGATTCTTCGGATGGGACGAGGATTACGCAAACGCTAACCTATGGTCTGGCACTGGTGGGTTTAGGTTCCTCTACAACGCCACTAACACCTCTGAAGTTTTCACTGGTACTGACGCTGCTCTCATTGCTGGCAACCTCAGCCTCACAACCAACACAGGATCAACGTCCACGACTACTGGGACTCTGGTAGTAACTGGTGGTGTTGGTGTTTCTGAAAATGTATTTGTAGGTGGTACTACAACTATTTCAGGACAAACAGAAGTTAATAATAATGTAATTATAAAAGCAGACAATAAAGAGTTTGCAATACAAAATAATGCAGGTGTCGATAAGTTTACAGTAGATACTGATAACGGTAATACAGTTATTGAAGGTACTGCTGATATTCAATTAGAGACAACTGTTACTGATAATTTATTCGTACAAGCCGATGCTAAAGAATTTGCAGTTAAGAACGCTAGTGGGAGCACTCAGTTTGTTGTCGATTCCGACAATGGCAATACAGTTACTGAGGGGACACTTAACGTTAAGCAAGGCGTTGATTTTGACACGACACTCAATGTTGATGGTAAGACAGACCTTAACGCAGACGTTGAAATAGATGGTGTCACAACATCACATAATGACATTATCATTGATACAACTGGTAAGACACTTAAGTTAAACAATGGATCTGCTGATAGGTTTGTTGTTTCAAGTACATCTGGTAACACAGATATTGAAGGTACTTTAAATGTAGCAAGTCTTGTTCACTTTGAATCATCAGATACACCTACAATTACCACTGATGGTAGTAACAACTATGTAATTGGTTCTACTGACTATGGTGCTTTACGAGTAGATGGTGGTGGTTATGTTGCAGGTGATATTTTATTTGCTAATGACCTGTACGTTAACGGTACTATCAATGAGAAAGACTTAGGTTCTACTGAAACATTCAACACACAGAACTACTTAAGAGTAAGATATAAATTCAGAACTGGTGTTACATCAGCTAAGACACCATCATTTGCACAGGATAATGATTCTAACTTTAGATCATTTGGTGGTGCAGGTATTGCTACTGATCTTCATATTGGTGACAACCTATACGTTGGTAAGAAAGCAACCACAGACAACATTGAGTTCCGTGTTAACAACGTAGGTAACACTGAGATTGGACGTAATGGTGCTGGTACTAATGCTGCAGGTACATTAACCGTTCACGGTGATGCAACATTTAATCGTGAAGTTAATATCACTGGATCTCAAACCACTATTGGTGACGCTACAGGTGATGCTTTAACCGTTGAAGCAACATCTCAATTTAATTCCCCAGTAACTCTTGCTGCTGGACAAGATTTGAATGTAGGTGGATCCGCTACTGTAGAAGGAGACCTTACAGTTAATGGTACTACAACAACATTTAATACAACTGTTACTCAGTTAGATGACCCTGTGATGACACTGGGTGGAGATACTGCTCCAGTATCAGATGACAATAAAGACCGTGGTATAGAATTTAGATACTATAGTGGTTCTGCTAAGATTGGATTCTTTGGATGGGATGATTCAGCATCTAGGTTCTCTGTTTATCATAATGCTACTAACAGTTCTGAAGTATTCTCTGGTACTCGTTCAGGTATTGATGCAGGTAGTATTAAATTATTTGATACAACTCCTGCAACTAATGCTTCAAGTGGTGCTCTCATTGTCGGGGGTGGTGCTTCTGTTGGTCTTGATCTTTATGTGGGTGATGATCTCGTAGTAACCGATGCAGGTTCATTCGGTGGTAACGTAGATATCACAGGTACTTTAGATGTAACAAACGATTTTGCAGTTAATAATAATAAATTTACAGTTGCAAATGCAACAGGTAACACTTCAGTAGCAGGTACTTTAGGTGTCTCTGGTATTTCAACACTATCTTCTTCAGTCAATATAACTGGAGCTGGATCTAATTTGACAGTTAGTGGTACTGGTACCATCCTTGGAGATTTTGATATTAACTCTACTAAGTTCACAGTTGCTGCTGCCTCTGGTAATACAGTAGTTGATGGAACTCTGGATGTAAATGGTGCTACTAATGTAACAAATACATTTGGTGTTACTGGAAATATTACTAACACAAGCACTACACAGGCAGGAGTCACAGGAACCTTTGCTAATGATGGTGCTTTAAGACTATCTGGTGGTGCTTCTATTACTAAGAACGCTGCTGTTGGTGGAATACTTAGAGTTTATGGTAACTCACAATTAGATGGAACTCTTGATGTAGAAGGTGTAACTAACTTCGTTGAAGTTGTTCGTGCAAATAGTACTGAAGATTCTGTAAGTGCTTCAGACAATACTGCATCTCTATACACTGCTGGTGGTTTAGCAGTAACTAAGAAAACTTGGATTGGAGATGACCTTGATGTAGGTGGTGGAACATTTACAGTTGATGGTCCTACAGGTAATACATTAATCGCTGGTACTCTTGGAGTAACTCAAGCATCTAACTTTGCTGCTATTACAGCATCTGGTGTTGCTGCACTTCAATCAACTTTGAACTTAACTGGTTCATTGAACATTAATAGTACTAAGTTCAATGTTGCTGCTGCAACAGGTAACACAACTACTGCTGGTACTCTTGGGGTAACTAATGCAGTTGACTTCGATTCTACTCTTAACGTAGATGGTAATGCTGACTTTAACTCTGGTATAGATGTCACAGCAGGTAATGCAACCTTTGCTGGTCTTGTACAGGCAGATAACGTAACTGACTCTACTGGATACACTGATGCTTCTGCATCTATATCCACAGATGGTGGTCTATCCGTTGCTAAGAAAGCATACGTTGGTGGTGACTTCTCAGTTGGTGGTGCTGCTGGTATTAAAGCATCTATCCTTGCTGCATCTGGTAACACAGATATCAAAGGAACACTTAACGTTGATGACGCTGTAACCCTCGGTGGAACTCTTGGAGTTACAGGTCAGATCACTGGTGATGTAACTGGTGATGTAACAGGTAATGCTGATTCTGCAACTCTGGTTAACGTTACTAACACTAACAACAACACTCTGTTCTACCCTGCATTTATGGGTGCGAACACTGGTAATGCTGGTGTATTTACTGACTCTGCTAACCTTACCTACAACCCATTCTCTAACACTTTATCTGTAAGTAACTTCCTATCTACTACAAACTTTGAAGTTCAGGGTAACTTAACTATTACTGGTAACATTACATACGGTCAGTCACAGGTTGGTAGTATTGCTAACCACGATACTGATGCGTTAACAGAAGGATCAACTAATTTATACTATACAGATGAAAGAGTAGATGACAGAGTTAATAATCTATTCGTTGCTGGTGCAGGTCTTACAAAGACATATGATGATGCTGCTAATTCATATACCCTTGCTCTTGACTTCAGTGAGTATGACACAGATGATGTAACTGAAGGATCATCAAATCTGTTCACCACTGCAGTTCGAACGAGATCTCATTTTACCTACGGAACAGGTATAGAGATATCGGGTGGTGGACAACTATCTGTTACTCAAGCAGATATTGATACAGATAATGTAACTGAAGGTTCAACTAATCTGTTTACAACTGCTGCTAGAACCAGAACACACTTTACATATGGAACAGGTATTACACACTCTTCTGGTACTTTGTCTGTTACTCAGTCAGACATTGATACAGATAATATCACAGAAGGATCAACCAACCTATTCACCACTGCTGCAAGAACTCGTGGACACATATCAGTCAGTGGAGATCTAGGATATAATGCTTCTACTGGTGTTCTTTCTTACACCACTCCAACAACTATTGCATCTCTATCTAACCACGATACTGCTGATCTTGCTGAAGGAACTAACCTTTACTACACAGATGCTAGAGCAGATGCAAGAATTGCTGCTGCTGATACCGATGACCTATCTGAAGGGTCAAGCAATCTTTATTATACAGATGCTAGAGCAGATGCGAGAATCGCTGCTGCTGACACTGGTGATCTAACAGAAGGATCTAACCTATACTTCACTAACGCTCGTGCTGATGCTCGTGTAACAGCAGGTATAACTGGAAAACTTGATGCTTCTGCTGT